TCATATCATGATCATAGGCGACAAAGCTAGAAGAAATATATTGGTCAGCACCGATCATGGCACGATGGTAATCAATCGATTCGACTGTGATCATAATCGAGTAGGTCATGCACAGTGGTTGTTGGATCACGGAAATGCAGACAGCATCGAAGCATTCGTTTGCATAAGATTGATGGAGGCCATAGCCAACCCAATAATGTTTGATGTTGGTGCCAATATTGGGACTCTGCCCACCATAATTGCCAATGTACTTAGACACAGTGAAATATATTGTTTTGAGCCACAACACGAAGTGTTCAAGTTACTCTGCGGAAATTTGGCAATCAATAATTTACATAGTTGTTCTGCTTTTAATCTGGCATTGGGCAAAGCCAACGCCACTGTGGCAGTAGATGAACCCAACTATTCTGTACCAACTGATTTTGGTACCTTCAGTTTGATTGAAGACAAAATACCAGGCAAAACTGGCAAATCGAGAATCATTGACATTGTAACATTGGATAGTTTTGTTGAAAAATACAAAATTTCAGGGTTGGATGTATTAAAAATCGATGCCGAGGGAATGGACCTGGACATATTGCAGGGGGCAGAAAAAACTCTAAAAAAATTCATGCCTAGAATACTGGTTGAACATTGCGACAATCAAAAAAGTATCTTGGATGATTTACAGCAATATCTTGGCTTCTCGGATTACAACTACAAGGTACTGGGAAACAACTTATTAGCCATGCCAAAAATATATCAACTTCCTAACTTTGATGATTTTATCAACCATGGATAGTCTAGTAAAAATACATTATGCAGTGCAGGTATGTGATACCAAATCCTTTCAAAATAGCATACGCTTTTGTGGCAACGACAGAACACTATTATCCAAAAAATCTCTGCGTTCATTGATAGATTCCATCGAGTATTCCGTCAAGCACCACAATAACAGTTTGCATACTGTGATGATTGTTTCTGATTCAATATCCATTGAGTTAGAACAATTCATAAAAAAACTCATTCAGTCAAACACCAATACCAATATCTGCATCGAGCATCACAACTTGCATCCCAAGACTGGGATTGCTGACAGTATAAGATATTGTTATCAATGGCTGACTGACAACGGTCAGCACCTGGTATTTCAGGTACAAGATGACTACTTGTTTTGTGAATCTGCCATCAACGACAGTATAGGGCATTTTTATGCTGTCAAGCATGAAGCTGATACTCATCCCATCATACAGCCATTTAATGATGTCACTTACTGGGCATTTCAATATAAAAATAGATCAACTCCTAGATTAATTTCCTTGGGAAAAAACGGATATTGGGTTCAAATATATGATACCAGTTGTTCGTTCTTGACTTCGCATTGGCAATTTGTGCAACATTGGGATCTATACGAAAAGTTTTTTGAATTGCTACCCAAAGTTACTCCGGAAAAATTCAGTTTAGAAAACGAATCACTAAATCATATATTTGTCTATAGAGGTGTGTTAGGGTTAGCTCCCATCAATACTTTATCACATCACATGCAAACACAACCTGATCTCTATGTCAAATGGCAACCACTGTGGGACAACATTGATGTGGACATATAAACGAATTTTTGTCAATGGTTGTTTTGATATTCTTCATCTTGGGCATTTGGAATTATTGCAATATGCCAAAAATCAAGGGAGTTATTTATTGGTAGCTATAGACTCGGACCGTAGAATCAGAGAAAAAAAAGGCCAAGATAGACCGTTTAATAATCAAAATACCAGAAAACATGTCATGGCAATGTTGAAACCAGTTGATGAAGTAAAAATTTTTGATACAGATCAAGAACTGATAGATATTGTGGCTGACTATCGCCCAGATATAATGATAGTTGGCAGCGACTGGGAAAACAAACCCATTATAGGGTCAGAATACAGTAAATCTATAATGTTTTTTAATAGAATAGGCAATGAATCCACAACTCAAACCATTGAAAATTATATTGATAGGCGATATCTGCATAGATGAATATCACTATGGTACCATAGAAAGATTGAGTCCAGAGGCTCCTGTTCCTATATTTGTTCCTGAATCAACAGAGATCAAACAAGGAATGGCTGCCAATGTTGCTGATAATTTAGAAAAGTTAGGTATACAAGTAACAAAATATTTTGGACAACCTTCTACAAAAATTCGTATGATAGATCGCAAATCTAAACAGCATATCATAAGAGTGGATCGAGATGTCAAATCCAATCCAATTTCTCTAGACACCGAATTCGATTTAACAGCAGATGGATTTGTAATTTCTGACTACAACAAAGGCACAATATCTTATGAATTAGTTGAAAAAATATTAAGTTTTAACAGACCGGTTTTTATAGACACTAAAAAAAATGATTTGGCTAGATTTCAGGGTGCATTTGTAAAAATCAACGCCACAGAATATCAACAAACACGAACATTATGCGACAACTTAATTGTGACTGAGGGATCTCGTGGAGCTAGATATAAAGATAAAGTATTCGCTGCACCAAAATTAGAAATCACTGATGTCTGTGGTGCTGGAGATACTTTTTTAGCTTCTTTGTGTTTTTGGTATCTACAAACAAAGGATATTGTCAAATCGATAGAATTTGCAATTAGAGCAGCAACAATTACAGTGAAACATGTTGGCGTATATGCACCCGAACTGCGAGAGTTATTATGACCGGTCAATCGAACAAAATTCACAAAGGATGGGGTCATGAATTGATATGGGTAAGCAATGATCTCTATTGCGGTAAATTACTAAAATTTAATCAAGGTGCAAAATTTAGTATGCACTTTCATGCCGAGAAAGATGAGACTTGGTATGTGTTATCTGGTAAATTTATTGTCAGGCATATTGATACAAAAACCGCTACAATATATGAAAACGAGTTGAATGAAGGAAATGTTTGGAGAAATATGCCTCTACTGCCACATCAACTTGAATGCCTGGAAGAAGGCACCATTATAGAAGTCAGCACACAAGATTCTGTAGAAGACAATTATCGTGTTATAAAAGGCGACAGTCAAAAATGAAATATATTGTTGATATTGACAATACTATTTGTGTTACAAATGGTAGTAAATATTTTGAAAGTCAACCTATACTAGATAGAATTAAAAAAATCAATGATTTGTACAAAGATGGGCACATAATAGTGTATTGGACTGCCAGAGGCGGCAATTCCGGTATTGATTGGAGTGAATTGACAGACAATCAATTAAAACAATGGGGTTGTTTATATCACGAATTAAAAATGTTCAAGCCCTCATATGATATTTGGATAGATGATAGAGCCATAAACTCGGAAAATTTTTTCAATGAAGATCCTAGTAACCGGTCATAAAGGCTTTATAGGCCAATATTTTTACAAACGATTACAAAAAGACCATGTTGTAGACGGCTACGAATGGGGGCAGCAATTTCCTGGCTATGACTATGATTTGATAGTTCATTTGGGCGCTATAACCTCCACCACCGAAACCGATGTGGAAAAAGTCATGAAACAAAACTATGATTTTTCTGTGGCATTGTTGGAGAATTGCCATCGCCATGGTGTAAATTTACAATTTGCTTCAACTGCAGCCATCTATGGAAAAAATAATAGATTTGACGAAGCAGCTCCGCCGGATCCACTTACTCCCTATGCTTGGTCAAAATATTTATTTGAGAGATATGTTCAACAACATGACTGGGACATTGTGGTGCAATGTTTTAGATATTTCAATGTTTACGGTCCCGGCGAAGAACACAAAGGGGCACAGGCCAGTCCTTATTCAAAGTTCGCAAAACAATATCAAGAACAGGGTTTTGTAGAATTATTTGAAGGCAGCGAACACTATTACAGAGATTTTATTCCAGTAGAAACAGTATTTGATTTACAAAATCGGTTTATGTCTGTTGACCAATCGGGCTTATTTAATCTAGGCACAGGACAATCTAAGTCTTTTTTATCAGTGGCACTGGAAGTCACAAATTCTATTAAATTTATACCCATGCCGGACAATCTAAAATCAAGCTATCAGCGTTATACCTGTGCAGACATGACCAAAACTAGATCTATTTTAAGGTTATGATTTCACAGTGGTTTTCAAAAAATTATTTTCTTTTTCCATTGTGGTGATTTTGGATTTAAGAATATCTTCGTTGACCACATTCCACAGTCCGCGGTGCATGGGTTTGGGCCAATGCCCTGATTGAATCCATGCCCATCCAATGTGTTCGTGATTCAGTATTGGTGTGAATTCTTCTTCCACGCTGGCCCAAAAAGTATGATATTCGAATTTGTTGTCTAGACTGGTGAATTTTTCCAGAGGAAGCAGCTCCATGTGCCGAGGCACAAAACCCAGTTCTTCTGTGCATTCTCGTTCTATGGTTTGCAACAGTGTTTCATTTTGTTCTTGCTTGCCTCCGGGCAAACCCCAAAATCCTGGATTTTTTGGATGGTTTCTTAATAGGTACAAGTATCTGTTTGTCAAACAACAGTAATACCATATGCCCACTGCTTTTACAATATAAGATTCCATGAGCCGCCTTGATATAATCCATCTATACTTTTGACCCATTCGCTGCCTGTCCACTTGTATTGTATACCGGTTATCAAATTTGTCACATACTGGATATCTGGTCGATTCACACTGTCAAATACCACACGCCATCTAAGACCGTCGAACTCAATAATGTCATTGGCTTCGGCATATAATGGTTGACCGTTGTTGCCCAACCAAGCAAGGGGGTTACTGGTATTGGCACGATTACCCGTGCCCTCTGTCAACAAGTATCTTTGACCCACAAGACTGGAATCTAATCCATCATCTGGGCCACTCAATAAAGGGTTAATGACTGCATCCACAGGATCTAGGGTATTGGCCGGTGCAGTATCTGGATCAATATTATAAATCAGCAACCTATCGTCGGCTGGGTTGACAGTGATTGTGCCAACTATTTCTGTGTCCGGCTCCCACGGGTTACTCAAAGTGATGTAACTTATTCCAGGTCTCAGTACACCATATGCTGCAATGACTGCGGGCCACACAATTTGTGGATCTTCTATGACCGGAAAAGTAAAGGGCGCAAGATTTTGTGCTGTGGTACTGATCACCGCATTATTATTAAGAATTTGCAATTGACCATCCAGCAATAGAACTTTGTATCCATATGGGGTCAGCTTTAATCGGGTACCCAACAACAAATCATTGTCGGCAATGGCATTGAGTGGATCTCCCTGGGCATCGTAAATTGAATTGATAATTCGTTCCACAACTCCCAGTTTTCTAACCTTGGCAGGACTGCTGATCCAAATTGGTAAAGTAAAAGTAATAGACATAATGTCTATGGGATTTTCTGTGCCCATTGGTATAGTTCTACTGCTCCATTGAACTCTCTGTAAGTCAATGACACTCAAGCTGGTCCAGTCTATGTAATTGTCGGTGCTTTGTATTTCCAAACTGGGGTTGAACAGTGTGGCTATTTGTTCAAACAACTGCATTTTTTGATTTGTGTTGCTAGTCCATATGTCTAAATTGATAGTCATTGTGTATGGAACTGGCATCAATCTTTCAATGGTAAACGCATTACCTTGTGTGGTTTCGTAACTGTCTGTGGCAGAATCATAAGTTCTTTGTCTCACTTGTATTTTACTGACATGATATGGTTCTTGCATTCGTCCACGATCGTATTCCATGCCCGAAATATAAAATGTCATCATGGGTGTTGATGGCAAACTGTTTGCACTGTTGTTCTGTATGATAGTTTGTGCTTGGCGGCTGGCATCACCATATCTAATGGGCACACGGATAAGATCTTTATTACCTTCAGGATCTCGACCATACTCAATTTGAAAATTACTCAACAATCGCGTGAACTGCAATAGATATCTGCGTATTTGTTCGTCGTAAAAGAAACTTTGACTCATAACATGTTTTCCTAATAACCTTTTTTGCCATTAACTAGATTGTTGTCTTGGTTGAGTATTTGGGTAAGGATTGGCTGGTTTATTGCCGCCTTGATTACCGTTGTCTGCTTTGGGCTGTAATGCTTCACTGAGGCTCTGTCTACTGGGAATATTTCCTTGGTCTGTAGTGGGTGTGGTATAAGAATTATTGACAAAGCTGCTTCTCAGTGTGTTCACTGATGGCCCGGGTGTGAGTTGTGTTCTTATTTTATCTTCTATTTTGATCCATTTGGTACCATCATATCTAAATAGTCGATTGGGAAAATAATCCAATCTTAAACAATAATTTCCTGTCACTGGGTTCAAGGGAAATTGTAGTCCAGCAGTGACTGGTAATCCGTTTGGTGCAATACCGTCTCCTGTCAAATACCCTGCAGTATATCCATCTGTTCGTGGAGTATCTTCTAAATTAACCACAGTCCGACTAGCATCTGTGCCTGTATAATCGGCAGTATAGGTATTGGGATCACCTATACTGCCATCTAAATTTGTTGGCAATATCCAAAATTTTACTACATCATAACCACTGAGTGGAACTTCATCTTCTGCCTGCATTATGATTGCATCGTTGATTTGTAGATCTTTGGGTCTGGTACTGATTTTGTCTGCTATTGTATTGGTAGTGGTCTGTTGCCAATATTCAGTATTGGTAATTTCTATGCCAGGCGGAACTGGTTTGACAGCAGTATAATAGACATCACCGGCATTGACTATGCTGCCTTGCGGATAGTAATTGCCATTGTCCCAGATTTGTTCTGGCATAAAAGGTTTGTTTAAAATATCGTTGTATTCCTGTGCATTTACCAATGGTGTTGCCTTGACACGCCAAAGGTGTGGCAACCAAGTCTGACTGAATCCTTCGCTGGCAAATGCAGCATCTTGAATGACATAGTATTTTGGCACAGCTCTTGGTATAGCACTGTCTAATGGATAATAATCTTTGAGATTTGGAACTTCTATGACATCGCCACTCATTAACTTTCTGCCAATAAGATCTATCATGGTATTGAAATGAAAAGTTATGAACAATGTGTCTTGGTTTAAAAACAATCCAAATTGTGTCAAATCAAAGTCAATGCTGTTGACATTGTATACTCCGCGTATGATATAGATGTCGTTGTCATAGGCTCTGTCTCTGTTTTCCAACAGCAGCAAATCTTCTATAAAAAGTGGATTGCTTTCGTTGTATTTGGGCAGGGTGGCATCGTTGTCTCCTTCTTCGCCTGCCACTTTGGGACCCAAATACTTGTGAACAAAAATGTCAAGACCGCCTTGGCTATACATTTCTTTGATAGTTCGATCCAAAAAAGTGTAGTCGTTGGTTCTGTTGGGGCGGTATAAACTTAATCTTGGCATAAATGTATTTATGGCTTGACTAGATTGATGGGACATGTTATAATGTGTAAAATTTTGATTTTCTGGAGGTAACATGACAGCCAATACAGTAAAACTATTGAATCCTCGTAATGCTGACACAAAGTATATCGGTGATGAACCGGCATGGAAAGTACAGCCACCGGAAAACAAAAGACAGGCTCAGCTTACCCGAGCCTTTAATTTTTACAATTATTTTTACAATCAAAAACATGCCAAAGAAATGATCTTGTTTTGGTTGTCTGTCAACAAAAGAAAAGCAGATTACGAAATCATCAGTAAAATTTTGGAGTCAGATATTATTCCTACATTGGGCTGGATTTGTAGGATGAATACTGTGGGTTTAGAATTATTACAGCAAGAACAACAAACTCTGGAAAAACTATTGGCAGATCAAATTTCAGTGCATATTGCTCGTAATCAAAATCTTGAAAAGAAAAAAGCCAAAATTGTGGGCAATACATCCACAGTCATACCAGTAATGCCCAATATTCAAGATCGTTTAAAAGAGAAAATTTCTGAATGTGCTGGGGAAATCGAAGGCCAATTTGATGAGTTTGTACAAAACAATTGTAGATCAGTGGAAAAATACACTGTGGTGGATATATTTCGAGCCAAAAATCTCAGCCCACAATTGATAGGTATGATTGCTGGAATTTGGAAAAACAAAAAAGTAGAATTTGAAGCAGTGCAAGTAGGTAAAGATCGTCAACTGGTTGAAGGGTATCGGCGTTTTAATAAAACACAGATTAAAAATCTGATTAAATTTGCTGACCAAATTATCAATGACTGTGCAGGATATGTACAGATCAAAAAAGTAGAACGAAAACCAAGAAATAGAAAACCCGTCTCAGTAGAAAAACTGGTCAGTAAATTTCGATACTTGAAAAGTTTCGGTCAACTCAAACTTGTCAGCGAATCTCCCACTCGACTGGTCAATGCCAGCGAAGCATGGCTGTTTGATACCAAAAAACGAAAACTTATTCATGTGGTTGCAGATGCACACAGCGGCACATTCACAGTAAAAAACAGCAGCATAGTGGGATTTGACGAGGTACAAAGTCAACAAAAGACATTAAGAAAACCTGCCGAGCAATTAAAATCTATTATGTCCGGCAGCAAACCTGCAGTGCGAAAAATTTTCAAA